TAGGATCTCCCCCATTCTTGCGCGGTGCACTGCGATATTCCGGATACGGTCGGTGTTTAGGCGGTGCGATGGCGTGCTTAATGGCGGCCTGCCAGGTGGCCCGATTGTTGCGTAGCCAGCGGCCGCCGTTCTCATCAAACCAGCCATCAGGCACCGGGTGAGATAGCGGATCCAGTACATCACACGGAACGGCTATGGTGTTCTCGCCATCGTTGTAATAGCTGAGGTGGGCTTTTATCTGGTTCTCAGTGTAGCGGCCGGCAGTGGCCACGCGCCCGCGATAGCCTGAGTCTTCAGGCGCCCATAAAATGATGTACGGGGATCTGCGCTGAGTGTGCGCGATGCTCAAAACGAAATATTCACGCTCGGACATTGGTTCTCCTTCGAAGCGTTGATCGCCAGCCCCGAAAGAGACGCACCCGGACATTGCCGGGCCGTTAAGCGTCAGGGAGTTGGCGGGGAGTGGGGATCGGGAAGATATTCTTAAATGGTCTGGTGGCCGGCAGGTAAATCTGTCAGCCGACTAATGTCATCTCGTCCTTGCGGATCTGGTAAACATCGGTCGCAAGGTTAAGTTTGTCGGTATCGGTGGACAGCATGCGCGCAGCGTACTTATAGAGCCTGTCCAGTTCCTGCACGGACTTAGCGTTGCTGGTGGCTTCGGTAAAGTCAGCGAGCAGTTCATCTGGAGTGCGCGCTGGCGCTGGCTGTGTTTCCTGTTGCAGCTCGGTACCGGGTTTTTGATTAATCAGGTTGTTCAGGTCTTGCCGGGTGCGTGCCGGGGTTACGTCGCGTTCTGCTCGCTGCGGCTGGTCGAATTCTTCCGGCGTGTAAACACCGAGGATGACGTCCGGACAGTACAGGCGCGCCCAATACTTAACGGCCAGGTAAGCGAGCTGCTGCTTTGGCGCTGTCTTCCACAGTGGGGAGTTACGGGTGGTGACGTATTCCATGATCAGCGGCTCACCCCATGTAATTTCCGTTTCACCACGGAGTACGGCGCCGACACGAACGAACAGGCCACGTTCATTGGCTGCGTTCGCCACACCCGGTTTAAATTTTTCCCAATCCCCGCCGTATTCATATTTAAAACGGCCCTGGACGGCAGTTGAGCTGGTGATCACTGCATTCACCAGTTGTGCTTCATAACCCAGCGTTCCGTTTATCACATGTGTTTTCTGTGCCACTGCGTAAGGATTCATTCCCCACTGAGCAGCCTGCAGGGCGATAGCCAGGCAGTCAGCGGGCTTTCCCGCAAGGTGGGCGGGCAGTGTAGCTTTTCCCTCCGCCATGACAGCGGCGAAAGCCTGGAGCTTTTGCAGCCCTGACGGACTAAAAATTGCCGCTCTGGTGTCGGCTTCCCCCTGGGATGCGTGAATAATTTCATTGCTCATGATCAGTCCTTTTTACGTGCCCAGGCAGGGCGTTTGATTTCTTCAACACCACCCCAGCTGTCTGTGGTTCGGCATTCATGGAAGGTGTTTAGGCTCTGGCGGAAGAGGCTGTATCCGGCGGCTACATCTTCCTCGTCAAGTTGAAAAACGCGCGTCGGATATCGTCCGCAGTCGATGGTTTCGCTGACGGCGATGAAGATGAAGAGCGGGTATTCTCCGAAGTGGCGGAGGTATCCTTCCCGATACATTGCGTCCTGCATGTGATAGCGAAACTCTTCGACGTGGCGCGGGAAGCGTTCCATATCAGCGACTTTCTTAACGTCGGCGATCACCGGCTGCCCGGAAAGGAATTTATCTGGCCGGAACCGGCACAGTTCCCCGGTTTCTTCATCGTTCCAGTAAATAGATGCTTCACTATGCCCGTCAGCTTCAAGCAACCAGCGTGCTGCCGGGTGGGCCAGGGCGCTTTCCCGCATAAGCTTCAGTTTGCGCCCTTGCTCGGCATCCATGACGGTCATACCCGAGAGTTCACAGTCTTTCAGAAAGCGGGCTTCTTCTTCCTTACCCACTGTAGTGCGGCGGTTAAATGCCGGAGCGATGATGAATCTCTTATCAAATTCCATCGGCTCCAGCAGCAGGCAGTGCAGGGCGGTACCCATGTCCAGCGCTCTCAGCTTTTCCGTATCAACCGGGGCATCCTTGCGCCACATGTACACCGCGGGGTTAGTGGCAATGTCATCCAGCTGTGATTTGCTGACGCCAGCGCCAGCGTGGTAATCCTCATTACTGATGTCTAAATACATTCCTGGTTGCATTACGCAGCCTCCCTGGTTCTATGCTTTGCGCGGAAGATATCCAGCGCATACTGAAATCGGTGGTAGTCAGTCAGGCTGTCCCACAACACATTATTCATGCGGTCCTGAAAATCGATGGAATCAGCTGCAAGGTCGAAAGCCTGCATGTCATGGCAGAGCTGCCGTATAACGGGGGCCACCGGGCTGGACTTATGTCGGTTCACCGCGTCTTCAACCTCCTTGTAAATCTGCTCGTGATCCTGCTCGGTAAATGCCGCGATGATTTCCGCTATTTCTTTGCGGTCGTTGAATGTCAGCTTCATGGACGCCCCTCGGATCTGAGGAAGTCGATCAGCTTATCCAGCCAACTTTTGCGAGGTGGCGGGGTAAAGCTGGCGCTGGTGAGGATGTTCGACGGATGAAACTGGATAGATTTAAATGCGTCAAAGCTGGAGCCACCCACGCGGGCAGCCCCTGCAGTTGCTAATTGCATGGGTGTTTCCTCTGAATTGAGTTAGTAGGTGATGCAGGTATGCGGGATGCAGTTGTCTTTGATGGCTGTGAGTGTGGCAATAGCCTGTTCGCGGGTCAGGCCGGCATGACCAATAAGGTTGTTCACAATCAGGGTTCCGATGGCTTTGCGGTGAGCAACGTCAGCTGCGCGGCGGGCTGCTTCATCGGCGATCCGCTTTTTCTCTGCTAAAAGCGCAGTTTCAGCATCAGCCGCTTTGCGTTGTTCTGCTTCAACAGCCTGCTGCTTTTCACGCTCTGCCTGCTCACGCGCTTCACGAGCCAACCGTTCCGTGCGCTCCTGCGCCTCTCTGGCTTCACGCTCTGCACGTTCCTGTGCTGCGATGCGTTCGGCTTTCTCCCTTTCTGCTTGGGCAATCAACTGTGCTTCGCGCTGTGCGGCTGCCTCGCGTTCACGTTGTGCCTGCGCCTCGGCTTCCCGCCGTGCCTGTTCAACCGCCTGGCGCGCAATCTCCTGTTCCCGGGCAAGGCGCTGGCGCTCTGCTTCGGCTTTTGCTTCAGCGGCGTCCCGGTCAAACTTATCGTTCAGCAGCAGGGCAATTTCGTGATCGGCTTCGATGCGTTCGGCGTGAGCCTTATCCCACGCTTCGTTATCAACCAGAGCTTCGGTATGCCAGTCCAGCATCTGCTGTTCGGCTTTAATACCTTCTTGCTCTGACTCCCACTCCGTCAGCGGCTGGCGCACTTCATCACGCAGGTTGTCGCACTCGGTAACAAAGCGGCGTAGTTCCGCCTCCGCAGGCTTCACAGCCTCTTTCAGATGTCGGAGGTAATCACGGCCCGGCTTTTCGATTAAGGTTTTACTACGTGAAACTTGGGCTGCCAGCGATGCCACCCGGGCGCGGCCCTTTGGTGTGCTCAGGTCTGGCACCTCATTCACAGCCTTGCGAATCTGTTCGAGGTAAGTATTAAGGCCATTGGCCACGTATACTGACGGCGCCTGTTCCGGTTTAATTTCCAGAACGGCAATTTCAGTTGTTTCGCTCATGCTATTTCCTTATGGATGTTCTTCCCGAGGGGCGGGATTGAGAGCATTCTGTGTTGGTGGAGCGTAATGAATGAAATGTACTAAGGCTTTGCCTATCCCAGTAAGTCCCAGCAACGTTTTGCGGGCGCAAATAGAATAGAAAATAATCGGGGTATGACTACATATCGCGTAAGAGTGGGGTTTCATAACCCTTCAGCCCTGACATTCAGGCAGCTCGATGAAATTTTCGAGCCACAACGGTTTTGGCGAACTGACTCATGCGGAGGCACGTTCAGGTACTACATGGAATACCAATACGAAACAGAAACACGGGACCTCTGTTCTGTATGTTCACTTGCTTATTCTCAGGCATGCAAGGTTAGAAAATGTCCACTTGTTCTGGTCGAAGTTATTGAAAAGGGCGACACCAGTTTGGTCACTTAACTATATGGTTAGGGTTAACCGGTTTGCGCTTTTTAACTGTTTTATAAAGGGCTACCTCTGGTAAGCAGCTAGCACCGCTTTCTGACTCAGCCTTAATACGCCAGTTCGGTGCCCTGAGTGCCTGTTCAACCCGGTCCCTGCATACAGCAACCGGGCGATTTGCCTCACGTTCTGCAGCACGCTTTGCCCTGCGGCGATTCCTGGCGTTATCAGATGCCAGAATGGTGATCACTAACGTCATAACTACCTCCTGTAATTGGCTTAGGTGAAATGGTGAGTGTGACGTTGTGGCTCGCATCGCAGCAGCGCCGACAGTCATCCCGATTCGCTAATGCCCTGCGCAGCATCTCACGTTACTTTTTGGCTCGGTCACCATTTCCCAAAGCCAACTGCACTTTGGTTCCCCGCATTCCTGCGGAGACATACCCCTGGTTTTTAAAGAGCGTGACATCCTGTCGTTGGTGCTGTGCTTCGTGCTGATGGGGTAAATATACAAAATGTATTCAAATTATGCAATACATTTTGTATACTAATGCAGGTTGTATACGTTATGGCTTGATATCTAACGGTATTTATTTTCAGATCGCGCAGTATAAGAAAGCTTGGTAGGATGAAATTTCAACAAAGAAGGATTTTTGGACATGTAAAAATCCCACGATGCCGTGGCGATGAAGATTGGCGAGGCAGTGATTCAGGTTATCGACGAGGGCGGCGCGGTTACGAACTCTTCTGTGATAGAGATGGTGAAGGTGCTATCGAGTGGCGGTGAACCGGATCTGGCTGTGGAGTTCGCGCTGGACTTGCTGCGGAGATAGGCACAAAAAAACGGCGCGGTGGCCGGGTTATTCTTTGTCTTTGGACTCTTTTCCTGATGGGAATAATCCGCGTATTACACCAAGGAAAGCCGCGAAAAGATTGAGTGTTGTTGCAGATGTTATAGCTATTAATACATTATCAGAAAATGTTTTCTCTCCCAGAATATTTCCTATGACAGAAATTGCAAGCACGCACGCCCAGCCATAAAGCCCCCATTTAGCTACTTTATAAGCTTTTTCAGCGAATCTCTGGCGGAGAATCCTGTTCGCATTCCGGTCTTGTACATCTTGAATGCGAAGTTCGTCTGTGAAATCTCTAGGTTTGGTGCCATGCCCCTCATCAGGAGGAACATCCTCTTTGCTATTTATCGATGGGCCTTTTTTTACGTTTTCTTCTGAAAAAAAAGGATTCGAAGCAGCAGCCGATGGTGCTGCTGCTTCTTTAGATTTTTTTATTTTGGGATCGTTAAGGGTCATTGGGGATGAATGTTGTTCATCATCTCTTCAAGCGTGATAGTGCTTCCATCATCAGGACCTAACGACCATGCTGCACCATGCGCATGAGTCAGTTCAGATAATTCTGTCCCAGAATATCTACCGTAGTTGGTAGCTATCTGATCAATGAGATGGATTGCCTGGATGTCGTTAGCATTCACTTCAGGGGTGACAATTTTCATCCCATCACCAGGAACTTGCACTAAACCTGAGATTTTCTGGGTTACAGGATAGTAACCATAAGGCTTAAGCTCATGATAAATAGATGGAATTACAGGGCCAAATTTCCACCTTTTGAAATCTTCATCCATTAGTGGTTGGCCATGATGAAACCTCAAATACCATGACTGAGTATAGAAAAGAAGCTTCTGCACCTTCATTGGGCTAAGGTTCGGAATAACTCCGTTAATTCCTCTATCAATGAAGGCATTGGCAACTGCCGCAGCTGAGTAAGCCATAAAGCGCCTCCTTTGGGTTTTAATTTAGAAAATACCATCCAGTACCAGAAGTGAAAACTCCCGGAAAGTGCTGTATGGATTTACAGTGATTACTCAAATTTGATTATAACACGTGGAGTGATTTTAGGTAGAACTAAAAACCCAAACAAAACATGGTATTGCAAGTAAGGTAGTCATTCTGCATCACTGCGTCTAACTCAAAATGGTTGAGAATGCAACAATCTAGCTGCGCATGTTTTTTTAGTCAAAAAAAGGCCGCATCTCTGCGACCTCAACCGAACGTATCTTCCGGCTACTGGGCTAAACCAGCCTCATCTTCGTTTCTACGCCAACACCGATAATTTTGCAGTTACCGTTTATGGGGATCATGGGCCACTGCGGGTTAAGCCCTTTAAGGTACTTCTGGTTGCCATCTATGATCAGGCGTTTGAAGGTTGCCTCATTCGAGTCTGACAGCTTCGCAATAACCAGGCTGTTGTTGATAGCTTCTCTGCCGGTATCGAAGAGCACAAAGGTACCTTCTGGAATGCTCATGCCTGCCGGCGCTGTCATCGAGTCACCTTCGACCTCAAGCCAGAACCCATCACCTTGTATGTGCGCATCAGACTCAAGCCATAGGTCGACATCCTTAAGAGTGTAAGCTTCGCAAGCCTCAGCCCACGCACCAGCCTGAACCTTACTTAATACGGGGTACTTGTCGCCAGGACTGTACGGTTTAAATCCATCAACGTTTGCCATTGAGCCGGTAGGTGCGATGGTACCGTCGTGTTTGACCACGAATTCCTTCAGGCCCAGATAGCGCATTATCTTCGCTATATCTTCAAGGCTTGGTTCTCGCCTGGCATTAAGCCAATGACTAACGGCACCTTTGGTTATACCAAGATGCTCGGCCAATTTTTCCTGCCCGATATCCTGTTCCTTCATGCGGAACTTAGCGAGGTCATACCATTTCATGTTCATTCCTGAATCATACAATTTGTATTCATTTTATCGAGACACATTTTGTATATTTACTTGCTGCATTAAGATACGAAATGTATACTGCGATTTTAAAGGAGGCCCATATGAACAACTTGCGAATTATCCGTAAGCGACTGGGGCTGACGCAGGGAGAGATCGCCAGTGAACTTGGATTAACCAAGGGCGCTATCGGTCATTACGAAAACGGCCGTCGAAGCCTGAACGTAACCCAGTGTCGGATGCTAGTTACGGTATTCAACAAACATGGTGCCGCAGTGGGAATCGATGATTTGTTCCCACCTGCCGCAGCATAAGCACCACCGTTCTTTAAAACTCTGAAGCCGCTCCCACCGCAATGTCGGAGCAACAATGTGGCACCCCACGGGGTGTGCACGTAACTAACTAATCATTATGGAAATAATACGCAATGGATAACGCAACTCAAAGCAAGAACGCCCGCCGCATTGAATCAGTATTACTGAACAAGCTCGCCACTATCAGTCAAAAGGTGTTTGCAGAGAGGTTGGGTGTGGCGGAATACACGGTAAGTCGCATGAAGCGTGATTTCTTCAGGCAAATGAGTATTGCTCTGGACATTCTGGAGTATGGAGTAGCTGACGACGAAATGACTCGCCTGGCAAAGGAAGTGGCACGGATTCTCACCAAAGAAAAAGCCCCGAGCTGCGCTAACAGCTTCGAGGCTTGATGCGAAAAGACTGGATCAATTCACAGGAGTAATTATGCCAGGATTAACTGGATATGTAAACAGGGGAGGGGGATGCCATGGCAGAACCAGCCCTTAATAATGTTTCACCAATCAGACCTGATTTTAAGGTCGTGGAGCGCCGTGTGGCTGACCTTGATGATGGGTATGTCAGACTGGCAACAATGATACTTGAAGAGATGGCGGGAGCGGATTTTACCAAGCGGCAGTTCAAGGTAATTTTGGCGGTGATCCGGCTCACTTATGGATGGAACAAGTCGCGTGACAGGATAGCCAACTCACAGATTTCTGAGGTTGCCAAACTGCCAGTAAAACGGGTAAGCGAAACCCGCGTACAGCTGTTGAAAATGAATGTGTTATCGGCATTCGGGCAGCAGATAGGACTCAATAAAAACGTGTCGGAATGGGTACTCCCTCAAAACGAGGGATTATCCCCCAAATCAGGGGACAAAGAATCCCTCAAATTGGGGGATCACAATCCCTCAAAACAGGGGGACACCATAGACATTACTACCAAAGACAATAAAAACATTACGTCAGAGAATTCTCGCGAACCCTCTGACTGTCCCCCTGAAGACCTTCCCGCATCCCGGCCAGAAGCAGCCATACAGTCCCCGAAAGGTGACAAGTGGGGTACTGCTGACGATCTGCGTGCTGCGGAGTGGCTGTATCGAAAAGTTGTGCATGTCTCACCGACGGCTGACAAGCCGACCTGGTACGCATGGGCCAACGATATCCGCCTGATGCGCTCTGCGCTGAAAATTACACACCGGGAAATCTGCGAGGTGTTCGAGTGGGCGAACACGGATGGTTTCTGGCAAACCAATATCCTGAGTCCTGCCAAACTGCGGAAGCAGTGGCCCACACTCAGAGCGCAGATGGCGCAGCCTGGCCGAAGCCGGGCACCGGTTAACCCGCAGCAGATTCCGCACTGGAACAGCCGCGAATCATGGGAGAACGATTTTTTATGAGAAACCTCGTTACCGCAATACAGAACAGGGATGGCAGCGTGCTGGCGCAGATGGCTGGTGATACGCCACCAACGGCCGACCGTGGCGTACATGCAGACGTTGAGCGCCTGGTAGACACCCTGTTTTCTAACCTAAAGCAACTTTTTCCTGCATCCGTCAGCACTGCTCTGCGCGATCCCAGGGATGAGGCCGCCGCTAAACGACAGTGGATCGCTGCTTTCGCTGAGAACGGCATCACCAGCAAGCAGCACCTGTCAGCAGGCATGAAGTATGCTCGCGCCAGCACTTCTCCGTTCTGGCCATCACCGGGGCAATTTGTGGACTGGTGCCGACAGGGAGAGGCCAGTAAGTACGGCCTACCAGATGCCGACCAGCTCTACGATATGGTGATGGATTACAGTGCGCGCCGCGGTTTCTATAGCAGCCCGGAGAAATTCCCCTGGCCGAGTAACGAATGTTGGCTGATGGTTCCTGCGCTCTACTCGCAGATGCGATCGGGAAATCTCACTGCTGCTGAACTCCGGAATAAGTGTGTGAAGGAATTGCGCAGCATGGTTCGCCGCCTGGACTCCGGGGAGACAATCCGTGCGCCGGTGGCCCAGCTGCCAGTGCTGGCATGCCCGATCAGCAACGATAAGGGGCTGGATAAAATCGCGGAGAACCGCGCAAAACTGGGAATTAAACCAGGCAGAGGCACGCGTTGATATGGCAAACCTCCAACTGGCAGTTAACGGCGAGTACTTCGATGCCATGAGGGGCGGGCAGAAGCAGGAAGAATATCGGCTCGTAAATCCGTACTGGGGGCGCAGGCTGTTTGGACGGGATTACGATCGTCTGATCAT